CTATACTTGGACACTCAAAGTGTTTATTCCATCCAACTAAAGAGCTGAACATATAAAAGATTTTATCTTTATACTCAGCTGGTAGTGTTTCGGCTTCAAAGAGTTTATGAAGTTCTTTTGGAACTATAAAATACATAAGTTCGTTACTTTCATTTAAACACTCAATAGGTCTATGAAGTACACTCGCATCTTTTAACTCTAAAGTTCCATAATATCCAAGTTTTTGGAAGTCTATTTTTTTCTTTTCTTTAGCTTCCTCTTTTCGCTTGAGTTGTAGAGCTGGGTCGATTGTGTATGTATCAAGTGAACTTAACTCTTTAAGTCGTGCTATTCCAGCTTTTAAGTCAAGTTTTTCCATATACATAACTAAGTCTAAGACTGAGCCACCTGTAATATCTCCATTAAAATTGCTAAATATCTGTTTAGCTGGATTTATAACTATGCTTGAGTCATTTTTGTATTTGAAGTTTGCACCATTTTTTATAAGTTCGCCATACATTTCGGCAACTGTTATGATGTCTAAAGATTGTTTGATTTGTTCTATTGTAGGTTCGTTTGAATTATTACTATTGCTCATGTTATTGTCCTAATTAACTAATTTATTTACAAATAAGTGATTATTAGATACAATAACGGCAACCAAACCGATGTGTTATTGTATATATAATATTGCATCTAATAATCAAAAGGTAGGTGTTCGCCAAAACACTTACCTTTTTTTTTGCTTATTTTTCTCTTACCCCTGCATTTTTTAAAAAGTTCACGATTAAAGTTTCAACTACTCTTGACTTCGTTAAGTTCATCTTTTTAGCATAAACATCAAAATCATGTATCACATCCTCAGGGAGTGAAAAATTTGTCTGTTTTCGCTTATATTTGAAGTCAAACAGACTCTCATCTGTTGGAACTGTGTATAAATCATCGCTCATATTTTTACCTCATACTGTTGTATTTGGAAAATTATATATAAAATACACTTAAACTTATATAAGTTTGTATATAGGTTTTTTAGTTGTATCCGTTATTGTAAAAATAATTTAGTTAAAAATCCTCCCTTTTTTAATTTTCATATTTCGCCCTCTTTCAGTTCTCCACCGATAGCTAAAGGACTTATAATATGTTCGTTTAAATTTCGCTCTTGAATGTCAATAGCTCTCTCTATAAAACTCCATGCTTTTTTGTCAAAATCGTGTTTTGCCATATAGAGCTTAGTTGCATACTCTCTTAACTCTGTTCTGTTACAGGTTGATATTTTGATGATAATCTTTTGTATTCTTTCTTTAATAGTCATGCAAAAATCTCTTTGTTATGGTTTACAATCTTCTCTATGCTTTTTACAGATAGATTGTATTTATCTGCTAATCTTTTATATCTGTAACCTAAAGAGCGGTCGTATCTGATAGATGAGTCTCTTTTATAGATTATGAAGTCTTGAAACTGTGGAATTTCACTTGAAACCTCTTTGTACTTCTTTTTAAATTCATTTAAAGAGATTTGGTCGTTTTGTAGGTCTGAAACAACAAAAGCTAAAAGTTTGACTTGTTCATCTGTTAGCTTTTTAGTTGGTCCTCTTGAAGAGTATCTTTTGTCTGAGTCATAATATTTGTCTCTAAATTCGTAATAGTCTTTTGGAGTAACCATATAAAAACCATCAATCATAGTCGCTTTTAAATGCCCTTTGCGAATGTAATAATTTACATTAGTTCGCTCAGTTCCTAAAAAAGAGGCTATGTCTGATGTTGTGTACATTATTTATTATTCTCTCTTTGCTCTTGAAGTTCTATCCATGTACGAGCTGGAATACCTAAAGCATCTTCAATTAAAAATGCTTTTTTTAAAGGTGGTAATGTATATCCACTTTTGTACTTCTGTGCAGTATCACGAGTGACTTTTGCAATTTTTGCGAGTTCTAGTGGTGGAATATTTTTTATTATTTTTTGATATTCGTTCATCATGTGTGCAAGTATAAATAAATTATACTTAAAAAGCAATGAACTAATTTTAAGTTCTATGGGAATAATACATTTATTCTTATGTATAATATAATTATACATTCAAAGGAGTTAAATTATGTTTAATGATAATTTAAAAAAATATAGGCACTTAAAAGGTTTGACACAAGAGCAATTAGCAACTAGATTGAGCGATATTTTAGGCAAGGAATATAAAAAAAGTAATGTACAATCTTGGGAGAGAAATGTTAGTCCGAAGCTTGAAGTTATTATGGCTATTGCTGATATATTAGATATACCTGAGCAATTTTTATTTGATGATAGTTCAGATGCAATAAATAAAATAGTAAGTAAAGAGATGCCAAATGTGAAAAACTTAGTAGAACATACAAAGAAAATCCCTCTTTTAAAAGGGTATGTAGGTGCTGGAAGTGCTGGGATTATAGACAATATAGAAGTAGATAAATATTTATATATTGATGTTTGTTTGGTAGAGAAAGCTTATAAAAACAAAGAGATAAGAGCATTAACGGTTGTAGGCGATAGTATGGTTCCCTATGTAGATAATAATGATATAGTTTTGTACCATCCAATAGAGAAAGGTTATTATAATTTTATAGATGGAAAATATATAATAGAAACTATAAACGGTGTAATGATAAAGAACTTAAAATTTAAGTGTAATGGGGATATTGTTATCTCATCATGCAATAAAACATATAGTGATGAGATAATCAATGCTAATGAGTCTCAAGAATATTTAGACATTATAGGTGTTGCAGTTGGTAGGCTTTTGAAAAGCTAATCATTTTAATATTTCAAGGTTTAGCATTTCCCAATTATTAGTATCCATTTCATCTCCACCTTTGTATCGTATATCGCAATGCCAATATACTTTCTTTTTTATGCCATTGTCATAAAAATTTACATAATCTTTTATAATGTATCTTTGGTTTCCTTTTTTGAACACCTTTCTATTTGCAAAAGGAAAATCTATATCACTATAAGTCGATAAATGGCTCTCTATAATCATCCTACAAATAGTAACTGCTTCATTGGTTAAGTTTTTAACACTTTCTTTTTTAACAGTCTTTTTAACTTCTTCTTTTTTTACCTCTTGAGATGGTGTATCTGGTAAAAACATTCCTAAAACTGCAAGTGCTACAAAACCTATAATTAACTTCTTTTTTGTCTCTTTTTTCATTTCATACCCTTAAAAATAATAATGAGATTATACAAAAATAAATATTCCCTATTGATTAATCTATCTCGTACTTGGAATTATTACATTAATGAAAATTATATTAGGGGATTTTGGTGCCAGATAAGGTTTTAATAAATACTGCAAATGCTTATTTTGAATATGGTGTGCTTGGCATTAGTGTAGTAGTTCTTTTGATAGTAAGTGCAGCTCTTGTTATAGCAATATTAAAAGATAGAAAAACTAACAAGCAATTTGCTGATGCAATTAGCAAACATACTCAAAACCAAAAAGAGTTCACTCTCATATATCAAGAGTCACAAAAGCAACATAAAGAGATTTTAAAAGTGCTTAATGAGACTTTGGAAATTGAGCGAGAAAATACAAAGAGTTGTTACATTGGTGTAGCAAATAAATTAGACAAACTTCATTATATGTTGGAAAAACAAGGCTAATGAGATGATACAGTACGGAACAATCACTCAATACAGATACACAACTGATAAAGCAGGAAAAAAGCTTGAGGTAAAAGTGAGTGTAGATGAGAGAGTTACTGATTGGCTTCCTGTTAAAACTCAAGCTTCTTCTTTTTTAGTAGTTCATACACCTGTTCGCATAAACGATCAAGTTATAGTTTTTAATCCTTTTGGAAATAATGAGAACGGTTTTGTTGATAGAAACCTCACTTACAAAGATATTCCACTTCCTGATGAAGCTAACGAAAACACATATATAGGAGTGTTTGAAGATGGCACTACTTTTATACATAATGTGGAGAGTAAAGAGATAAGTTTAGATACTCCTTGCTCTATCACGGTTAAAACTGCAAAAGATATAAATATCACTACATCAAAAAATATGACTTTTACTGCTTCTAAAATAGATTTAGTTGCTCCAGCTATCACACTTGATGGAGAGGTAAAAACTACTAAGAGCCTGAAAGTTGCAAAAGAGATAGATGATATGCTCGGAACTGTAACTAATCATAAACACGATGTTAAAGACCATGCTGTGGCGGTTCCAAGATGAGTTATTTAGTAAGTGTAGAAGATAGCTTTAAAGATGCTCTTATGACTCTCAAGGGTTCTGTTATTGGTAAGCCTGATTATGGCACGAATTTACAACGACTCAAGCATCGCTCATTTAATAGTGAGTGGGTAATAGATTTTAGAAGATGTTTAAAAGATGCCTGTAAGCACGACCCTCGTTTAGAGTTTAAAGGTGCAGATATAGACTCCTCAAGAGCTGGAGAGGGTGTAATAAAATACAAAGTCTATATAGTGAATTATATAATTGAGGGGGCTGTAAATGTATGAGAATTTAGAAAAACAACTCTTTTCTCTAAAAGAGCCTTTAGCTTTTAGTTTAAAAACTTTTGAAGAGCTTTTGAATGAAAATATATCACTTGCTAAAGAGGTTTTAGGTTTTGATTGGTTGCCGTTAGAGAGCGACCCTTATATGAAAAAACTTAGAGTTTTAACTCTTCGTCAACTTCATAATCAAGCCGATAAAAAAGAGACAGTTAAACAACTTTTAGTAACTACTGCTACAGGTGTAAACTTAGACAATTTAGGTGCAAGTGAAAATGTTTTTAGAGATGGCGGGGAGTTCCCTTATGCTAACTTTGAATTTAAACTTTTAGCCGAGAGAAATGAGCAGGTAGTTATACCAAGAGGCTTAGTTCTTAACGATGATGATGATTTGTATAGAGCTAGAGTTGTTGAAGATGTAATCATACCAGCTGGAGAGTTGAGCGGTGTTTCTAAAGTTGAGTTGGAGTCGTTTGTAGTTGAGAGCGATGTAAAAACTGAAAACATAGTTACAGAGTTACCGTTCGCCGTTGATGTTAAACAATTAGAGATTTTTAAAAATGGTGCTACTGCTGAGAGTGATGATAGATATAGACTTCGCATAATCGCTTCAAATGATAGATACTCAACTGCTGGAAGTGTTGAGGCTTATACATACCATGCTGTGAGTGCTGATAGTCGTATAGATGATATTGTCGTGCTTGATGAGAATGTACTTGATGTAAATATCTATCTTGCTTCTTTTAGCGGTGTAGATGATTTGATGATAAATAGAGTTTATGAGGCTTGTAATAAAAGATATGTTCGACCACTTGGAGATAATTTAATAGTTAAACCTGCTGAGATAGTTGAGTTAAATATTAGTGCAACTATTGAGCTTTTTGATTTACTAAAACAAGGGGAGATTGACACGGCAATAAGAGCTAATCTTGAAAATTCTTTTTTTATAGGTCAAGACTTTGTAAGAAGTGATTTTATTCGTAAATGTCATATAGATGGTGTTTATAGAGTTGATACAGATTTTAATGATGTGATAGTTAATGATAAACAGATTATCAAAATAAAATCATTGAGTTTAAATTTTGTGGAGGCTTTAGTTTGAGTTTACTTCCATTAAATAGCAAAATTATCGACCAAAACTTCGCTGAGATTATAGATACTCGCTCAAGAGTAGATTTTAGTGATGTGAGTATCGACCCTCTTGCTTGTGATTCCTCACTTTTACCTCATATTGCATTTAGTAAAGGTGCAAATATTGACAATATGCTTGAGAGTGAAACTCGTGCATATTTAAAAACTTTTAAGAGAAAAGCACTTGGAACTGTTGGAGCTGTTGAAGATGCAATCAATGTATGCTGGGATGAAGCTCACTTGGTTGAGTGGTTTGAAGATGATAACTTGGATAAAGGGAAGTTTATAGTTGATGTAACACTAAAAGCTGATACTTCAAAAGTTTATGACAATAGATTATTTGCTCTTTCTAACAGACTTATAAAAGAGTCTAAAAATGTGAGAAGTCACATAGATAGCTTTAAGATAAGAATGCCAACGATAACGGCAGAGGTAAAAGTGAGTAGTGGGGTTAATCCTCTAAAGCTTCATCCATTTATGAGCATTAGTGAGATGATTGTAAGTGATGCAGTTAATAGTGAAAGTGCTTGGATTTATGAACCTACTTTAAAAAGTGGAATGAATGAGAGTATCACACTTGAAGATACAAATTTAACAGGAGGTTATAAATGGCAAGTAGAGGTTTAACGGCTTTACCAAACCAGCAACTTTTAGACTACTTAAATTCTCAAATGAGAGGTAAGTTTAATAAAGCTGTTTTGATTGGTTCAAATAGCATAAGTGATAACGGCTTAAAAGCTCTTTTGGAGCAAACGGCGACACTTACATATACAAAAGTGAAAAACTATATCTTTGATGAGATGATGGTTGAGTCCACTTACTATGATGATGCAGGTGTATTTACTGCAATCGTTAATCTTACCAATGAGGATAGTTATAACAAACATCTTTATGCGGTTGGGTTGTTTAGTGAAGATAGGATTGTAGGAACGATAGCAAAAACTCCAATCATCTATTTAAACGAGCAGATTGGTGGTCAGTTCCCTATAAAAATACCTATCAAAGGTAATGAGGGAGAGGTGGTTTTTAGAAATACTGAGTATCTACCAGAGGCAGAGGCTGAAGAAAGATTTTTAGAACCAATAGTAGCAATGTTAGGGATGAATGCAAATATTTATCATTCTCTAATAGATGCTGAAATTAAAAACATAGGAGAGAATTAATGAGTTTAGCAACTACGGTAGCGACTGCTATTGAGAAAGTTAATGAGTTAATGGACTTGGTAAAAGGTCAATATAACAAGTGGGATAACGATGTTAAAACATTTAAGAGCAGAATATGGGATGAAGTAGGTAGTGCAATAGGTCAGTTTAATAGAACTTTATATGTTGATTATTACAACGGTAGTGATTCAAATAGTGGAACATCTTCATCCCCATTTAAAACTATTGGTAAAGCAGTCACAGTAATTCCTTATGGTGGGAAAGGTTGGATTAATATTATTGGAGAGTATGTTCACGATACAGGAATAAGTATTGATAACAAAGATATTGTAATTTATTATAAAGAGAAATTTATAATTAAATGGAAGAACAACGGTGAAAACAGTGCTGTAATTAATCCAATAGGGATGAATAATAGTAGCCTTACAATGTATGCAAATACTTCATCTGATGGTGTTGCTCCTACTATTGAAAGCATAAATGATACTGGTCTTCCCCTTGGAAATTCATCTTCAAGAATATTTATTAAATTAGCAGAGTTTCACGGTCATGTAAGTATTCAATTTTTTTACAGAAATAGAGTTGTAGATGCAAAATTAATGGATTTAAGAGATACAAAACTTGTATCCTCAACTTATGGAGCTAATGACCAAATTGGTACAACTCATTTAGGTATTAGTGGTTATTACAAGGGTGATATTTGTCTTGATGCAGGTTCTCTTTTAGCTGATATTAATAGATGTGGTTTACTGTCTTACAAAAGAACACTTAATGGTATATCGTTTAAAGATGAAAATGGAGATGCTCTTGATGATAAAACAAAATTTTCAGGTGTGATAAGAGATACAAATGGTGTTCCACGAAATATTCAATCAAACTTAGTATTTTAGGAGATTAAGATGATAAAACAATTAAAAATAGATGATGAAATCTATCAAGATTTTGAAGAAAAAAATGTTGATGAAGATAGTGTGGTTATTTGGAATATTCCAACTAATTTAGAAGAGTTTAAAGCTATGGCTCTTGATACTATTAATTGGCAGATTGGAGATAGTGTTAAAAAGTCTCTTGGAAATACAAATGTAAATCTTAGTGCTTCAAATGCTAAGGGTATCGCTTTATTGTCAAAAGTTGTAGCTTCTTTAAATCCTAACTTAGATGGATTAACTGAGCTTGAAGCTGATAGTTACAGCAAGATGGTTGCTTTAGCTGAGGGTGGTTATGCAGATAGTGAGCTTTTAAACGCTTCACTTTCAAATGTTAGTGAGTTTATCACAAGTGCTACTGATAAAGTGGCTCGTGTTACTCAAGCTGAGAGTATTGATGATGTTATCACGATACTTAATGAACAATAAGGGGGGATTAAATGCCAAACGGAATAAAAGTTTTACCAACTAAGAATGCGAGTGCTACTGCTACGATTATCACTTCGCTTACAGTTATAGGAATTGTGGGTTCTGCTTCTTTAGCAGGGATTGATGCAGATATAAAAGCAAAGTTAGATGATGTAAGTCAAAGTGGCTTACTTAAATTTGGAAATGCTGAGGAAGCTTTAGAAGTATTTGCTTCTCAAGCTGGAACGATTAGAGAAGATCTGTGGGATATTAAATCTCAAAATGTGAAGAGTCCTGTTGTTATCTCTTTAGTAGAGCTTACAGATGCTCATGCAGATAAAGAGCCTCAAGTGTTTTATGAAGATGCAGAGTTTAAAAGTGCGATTGTTTTAGCGATTGGTAACTTACAAAAAGCTCGTACTCTTTTTGGTGCAAAAGTTAGAATTGCGATAGCTTCTTACTTCTCACATGATGCAACGGTTCGTGGTGCATTAGATAGTTTTGCAGTTGGTACTAAAACGATTGCAATCGTTGATATGTATCAAACAAATGTGAATGATGCAATTGTAGCACTTCAAGAGCTTGGCTCAATGAGATACTTAGCATTTCCTTTTTACCGTAGAGCTTGGTCGGTGTATGAGAATGCAACTGTTTTAAAACCAAACTCAGCTGTAGTTGCTGGTCACATTGCGAGATGGGATGCACTACTTGGAGAGTTCGGTCCGTGTTTCGACCATGCAAATAAACTCATTTATGATGTAGAGGGTGTTGCAATTCCTCTTACATATGAAGAGGGCGAAGATACTTGTGATGTGAATACACTTGTAAATGCTGGTGGCTGTTTACTTTTAAATGATGATGGAAACCGTTTATACAATTTTGAGACTCCAAGCGATGATGCTCGTTTTAACAAACTTGAAACGATCCGTTTCTTCGACTTAATCAATGAAAATATGCAAAAGTCACTTAAAAAGCATAAGCACCGTCCTGTTACTGATGTTCTTACACTTGCTAAAGCTGATGCAGAGGCATTTTTAAATAAGGCTATCAGAAACGGTGCAGCGATTGGTGCAAAAGTTTGGTGGAGTGATAAAAACTCGCCTGAGGAGATTGCAGCAGGTATCTTATATATGGATTATGATGCAGGAAACAATGTTGGTGTAAGAGCGATTGTTATTCAGCCTTATGCTACGAATGACTACTACACTGTGGAGGTTAAATAATGACTAAGAACGGATTAGGTGCTGATGCACAACTATTAACAGGGCTATCAATTATGATAGCTGGAAAAAATACTTTTGGTTATACAGGCGATGGGACTAAAGCTCCTGAGTTTGAGTTTGAAACTGTAAACGAGCAAAGTACAGGGCTGGTTAAACAACCTAAAATGACTCTTGAAGTTTTAGACTTGAGTGCTGAATATGTAGCTCATATTGCAAGTGGTTTACCTTTTGTTCTAAAAGGGAATACTCGTAAAGATGGAGAGGACAAACCTCTACTTGTAACAGTTCAAGGCGAACTTATGAAAACAGGTGGCGAACTGAAAGAGGGCGATGCAACTAAGCGAACTTTTGAAATCCGTGTGGATATGTACAACGAGGTTGTTGATGGTATTCCAACGATTGTTTACACTCGTGAGCCGTATAACATCATTTTAGGTGGTATTCCGATGGCTCCTGATTTTTCAAATAACATATAAAGGTAGGTTTTTATGAGTAAAAGCATTTATGAAAGTAAGCAAGTAGTTTTAAGTCGTGTTTATCCTTTTGGAGACAAAAGAAAAGCAAAAGTTCGTGGTGTTACTAAAGATGTAACAGTTCTTACAGTTAATGAGTTAAACGGTCTCGATGATGAGCAACTGCTTAAAAAAGAGAACCCATCTGTTTATGATGAGATTGCTGTTTCGTGTGGTCTTACAGTTGAGGAAGCTAAAAAGCTAACTCGTACAGATGCACAACTCATTAATGAGGTTCAGCAAGGTTTTTTGTACGGCTCGGAGGAGATAGAGCTACTAGACTAGAAGCATATAGTTTAGTGACTGAGTTTTTCTTTCTATCAGTAAATGAGCAAAAGCTTTTACCTGTTAGAGAGTGGCTTGAGTATTTTGAGGTTGCACTTAAAAAACACAAGCAAAAGATAGAGCTACTAAGTTTAAATAGGTAGCAAACTCCCTGCAAGTTTCTGTGTAGGTTGGCTTTGCTGTAAAACAAATTTTTTTATAAAGGAATTTATCATGGATAAATTACACACATTAAACGAAAAAGAGCAGAGAGAAGCTGTACATACTGCACTCGAAGCTGATGGTATCAAAGTTACTAAAACTTTGGTTGACAAAATCATGGACAAACAAAATGATTTACTTTTTAATGCACTTGCTGGTGGTAAAGGTATCAAAGTTAGTGGTCTTGGAACTCTTGAAGTTCGTCCTCATGCTGAGAGAAACTACAAACTACCAAACGGTACAACTGGAACTGCTCCAGCTGGTTTTCATGTTGAGTTTGTTGAGAGTGATAAGCTTTTAACGGCTATGAATACTACTGAAGCGTAGTTTTTAGAGTGGGAGTCATTTCTCCTGCTCCTGCATCATTTTATAGAGTTTCTTTTTAGTGGTTTTATAAAGTGATTTAATTTTAGAAAGGGGTTTTTATGGCTGGTATTGGTGCGGTAAGTCTGAATATGGTGTGGAACCCAGCCATAAAGGGTTCAAATTTTTTACAAGCAAGTGTTAAGGGTATTCATACTTATGCTCAAAAGGTTACAAAAGCGAACCTTTTACAAAGCACTAAATTTTCTCTTCTTAATAGAAATCTCAAACAGTTAGATAACCATTTAGGGCATATAAGAAAAACAACTGCGAAGATAAGTGCTAATCCGATTAAGTTAGATGTTCAAACATCAAGAACGAGTTTAAAAGAGGCTCGTAAGGATATGACTGCGATTGAGCATGATGCAAAGCAAGTGGCTTTTTGGACTAAAAAGAGTTCTGAGAATTTAAAAGCTGGTGCAAATGCTCAAAGAAAAACAATGCAAAAAAAAGCTAAAAGTTCTCAAGTAAGTGGTTCTACGATAGTTGGAGCTGTTGCCGTTGCTAGTGTTTTAACTTTACCATTTAAGGCGAGTATTGAGTTTGAAAGTAAGATGGCGAGAGTTAAGGCTCTAAGTGGTGCTACTGATAAAGAGTTCAAAGCTTTAAATAATACGGCTTTAAAGCTTGGTGCTACGACTGAGTGGTCAGCTGGTCAAGTTGCTGAGGGTATGCAGTTTTTGAGTATGGCTGGATTTAATGCTAATCAAACAATAAGTGCGATGCCAGGTCTTTTGGCTCTTGCTACTGCTGGAGCTACTGATTTGGCTACGACTTCGGATATTGCATCAAATATTATGGGTGGTTTTAATATCGACCCTACGGACACAATAAACGGAATGAGTGCCATGAGCTATGTGAGTGATGTTTTAGCAAAAACAATCACTTCTGCAAATGTAGATATGAGAATGCTCGGTGATACCATGAAGTATGTAGCACCTGTTGCAAAAACTGCTGGAATGAGTTTACAAGAAACTGCGGCGATGGCTGGGCTACTTGGAAATATTGGAATCCAAGGCTCAATGGCGGGAACCACTCTTAAATCTATGGTTTTAAGGTTGGCAAGTCCTACAGGTCAAGCACGAAAAGCACTTAGTGAGCTTGGAGTTTCTGCTTTAGATGCTCAAGGGAACATAAGAAGTATGCCTCTTCTTTTAAAAGAGGTTGCAAAAGCTACTGAAAATATGGGTAGTGGGGATAGGCTCGGATTTATAAAAAGAGTGTTTGGAACTGAACCTGCGGCGGGTATAAATAAACTCATAGAACAGAGCGGAAGTGGTGCTTTAGATAAATACTTGAGTGTTGTAAATCAGTATAAAGGTTCGGCAAAAAAAATAGCTGATATACAACTACAATCAACGGCAGGGCATTTTAAATTACTTGGTTCTGCTATGGAGGGTTTGAGTATTAGTGCTACTACAGGATTGCTTCCTACGATTAAACTTATAACAAAAGGTCTTACAGGTGTGGCGAGTAAAGTTGAGAATTTTACAAAAACATTTCCTGAGGCTTCTAAGTGGATTTTTGGTCTAGGTGCTGCTTTTGTAGTTGGTAGTGTTGCTCTTGCTGGATTTGGGCTTATAGCGAGTGGTGTTGGTGCTGGTTTGGCTCTTTT